ATGGCACCGTTAGCATCAGTAGTTAGAGTAGATTTACCACCTGGATGAGCAATAAGTGTATTGACACCAACTAGAGGAGTAAATGTATGAGCTCCTGATCTGACAAACTCTGCCATATCTTCACCATCAAAGAATGCATACATTTGAATACCAGGCTTCATACGAGTAGCTGCGAAAGCAACTAATCTCGTTCTCATGAATGGTATAAAGTTAACCTCAACGATTCTATCACCAACACTAAATCTAGATGTTATAACCTCAATAGTTTGTTTGACACCGGTTCTTGTTGATGATCCAGTTTCGAAAACATTTCGTCGGTCGCTTCCATCGAATGGACCACGTGTTAAGTTACCAGACCAGTTAGTTGACCAATCACCCCAGTTTGTACCTACCTGAGGCTCTAGGTTCTTCATCATCGCATCGAATTCACCATCGTTATTGATTACCACCTCTGGTCTTCTATCAATATCTCTCCATTCATCTGATGTAGGAGTAAGAACCATATTACCAGTCCAGTTAAATACATCGTATGGGTTAACATTAATCTGACCTGAGTATTGTGTTTGTGATATTACATTACTCGCAGAAGTATTTGTAGTGTATGGTAATGTAACCAAGTCACCAGTTTTTTGTGTAGTAGATGATGCATGATACTCTAGCGCAGCATTACCAGTGGCAAAAGGAGCTCTTAGTGTACGGTTAGGTATATCAATTGCAGCCCTATATTCAGATGATGCAGAATTTGCAACTCGAGTATTTGAGAATGAATCTACTAAGTAACCTGACTTCCATCTTGGATCATTAGTTGCTGAGTCTAAAATTTGTTTGTTCTGTGCTTCAGTTTCTAAGAACGATAGAACAGAATAGTATTCTATTTGACGGATTCTCTTATCAATCTTACCGATATCACGCATTGTGTATCTACGGTTATCAATAAATTTAACAGTAACTTCAGCTGCAGATATTGAATATGCAGGAACAGTTAATGTATATAAGTGCATTGCATCCTTAGGAACCTCAGGCTCAGCTGGATAAATTGCTGGAACACCTGGAGAAACACCAAATACACCGGCAGAATCTAAATAAATTTTATCGATTCTTGGTAAGTAGAACTGAATGTCAGTTGAGAACTGTGAGAATCTATTTGGAGCAAATGAAGTTGAGTTACCTGTACCAGTAAAGTTTCCACCAGCATTACTAATACGTGGTCTAAAATCAACCGCTGCTCTTAATTCTATATCACCTAATTTAGGAATAAGTGAATAATCTACTTGACCTGTATATGAATCAACTGAGAAGAAATCACCTGACGAATGTGAGAAGTATTTAAATTTAACATCAAGTGCTACAGCCGCTGTGTAGTTAGATGTTGTCTTAAGTTTAATACGACCAATATCGTAGTAATCATCTCGTTGTCCGTTATCTATTTCAAAGTGAGATGTGACATCAGCAGAACCTGAATTTTCCGTAACACTAACTAAACTATATATATCAGCATATCCAAGCGCTTGGCCTGTAGTAGCATATCCACCTGATACACCGGCAGCAAATGCCACGGTTGTATCTCCAGATAATGTTTTAGTCTTATGAGTTAGAGTTCTAACCATCGGAGCTATTAATCTTATTGCGTTACCATATGATGATGATGGTAAGTTAGATATGACAACAGTTGGAGGTACTGCACTATTGTTAATTGTAATATCAGCTGGAACAATTTCTTCACCACCGACTGTTGAGTCGTCATCGTTTATTAGAATCCAATTTGTATTAGCTGACTTAGAACCAAATTGTTCACCAGTATTTGCAGCAGTATATGTAGCAACACCACCACCTGATACTGTAGCACTACCAACTAGACGATTAGTAGTATAACTAATGTCATATACAGCAGATAAGTTTTCATCTACTTGACCGTTAAGTGTTTTAATTCTTTTATATGGTAATTCATATACTAAACCATCAGGACCAATATTAAATTTAGTACCAGTAGTTGCTATCGTTGCAGCAAATGTTGTGCCTGCTGCTGTACCTTCTTTGTCATCCAATTGAAATGCAGTTGCCATACCAGTAGTATTACTAGCTACAAATTCCACATCAAATATGTGTACTCTATATCGTGAAGCAGCTGATGCACCATTTCCAGAAACACGTTCTATTGATCGAGCTCTACATGTACCAATTTCTACACTACTTGAATTCTCAATAGAGATCTTACCGTATGTAGTAATGTCAGGAGTACCAACCAATGATGTAACTTCAATATAGTTATTATGAGAGATCTCTGTAAGCTTATCTGAAACTACTTCTGAAGTTCTTGCTTTATCAAAATGTACATTAGTGTTTGCTAATGTTTCAATCTCAAATCCTCTTACATAAGCTTTAGATGGCTCAACTACAGCAGTTAGTTTTGCTTCATCAATTCCTGTGCCTGTACCTGTACCAACGCCAGTTGCTTTAAATATTTCACCTACTGCTGGAGTACTGTCAGCACCAATCAAATTAAAATTAGTAGTACCTAATGTTAAAATTTCATACGAAGTGCCTACTACAAAGTTACCTGCTGTTGTAGCTTTATTATGTTTTTTAACAAGAGCTTTAAATGGATTAACATAGTAGTTACCTGATTCATCAAATGTTCTACGTGCTAATTCTTGTCCTAGGATATTGTAATCCGCTGTCCGTGCATTCTTAGTAATAATACCAAGTTCTAATCGAGCTATAAGAACAAAGTTACCTGAGTTTGCATTTACTGCTTGAGTAGATAACGCTGCTGTAATAGAATAACGATGTGCACCTGGAGCCGAAGCATTAGGTGTGCCTGTAGCATTATCGTTTAATGTTGTATCAGTACCTGAACTAACTAATTTTTCAGTAACTAATAGACCAATATCAAATGATACATCTGATGTATACTTGGATAACACAATAGTGCTGGATTTAACCGTAACCATATGTTTCTTAATATAATATATACCATCTTCAATTGCAACAATTGAACCAAAGCCTGTAGCAGCACTTGCCGATACCGTAGCTGTCTTACTTCCAGTTGCTGATAATGAAGCACCGTTAGCGAACGCTATACCTGAAATGTATTGAACAAATAGAGTAGTAGGATCTGAACCAGTAGCTAATACCGCATGAACAACACGAGCAACATTAGTACCATCAGTATATTCAGTACCAACTATATCAACCACTAAACCAGTATTAATTGCCGATAGTTTTACAAAGTCAATTTTATTATGTAAGTGAACTGCGCCAGGAACAACAACCGAACCATCTTTAAATACATGGTCTCCCATAGAAGATAATTGATGTTGTAGTGCTGTTTGTAACTGGGTTAACTCTCTTGCTTGTACCGCTTTACCGGGTCTAAACAATACTCTTTGGTATTGTTCTTTAGGGGATAACCCTGCCGCGTTAACGGTTTCGAAATCATCCCAATATGGTTCTACGTTAAATGAAATTGCCATGCTTGTTTCCTATTTAAAATGCGATTACTAATCTTACTGTTTCTACCTGATCTGTTGCTCTGCTAGTTGCTGTCTTATTCTCTATAAACATTACATCACCTGAGTAATGATTAATTAGTGGAGCTGTAACTGCCGTAACATCTTTACCTGCACCAGATGTACCACTCTGACGAATATAATCAGAAGCAGTAAATGCAACAAAGCCAGTAGCTTCATTTTGTATATAATGTATTACACCAGAGCTGGCATTGTATTCAACAACAAAAGCCTTAGCACCTGTTATAGTACCTTCAATAACTTGGTCTGATGGGAATGTATTACCCGTTGCAACCGTTAAGCTTGCAGTTGTATTGTATGCTGTAGCACTTGCTATAGCACCAACAGTTCCCGTGCCTGTACTAGTTACCGCTATTGCTTTAAATACCGTTCCAACATAGTAGTCAGATGGAGCACCTGCAGTTGCCCAGTTTGCAGCCGAGCTGTTACCTAGTGTTAAGATCTTATAAAATTGACCAATAACCATCGAGCTAGAACCAGAGATAGCAGCTGAGTTAGCGGCTAAAGTAGTTGGATTTTTTAAGATAGCTATTTGTCTAAAATCGTTTGCATCAGGGATAGTACCTGACTCATCACCAGTGAATGCTTTATTAATTGTTACGTAGTGTGCACGAAGATCGCTAGTAGGATCTGAACCATAACCACCGACTGGACCAATGACTGGTCTCATAGTACCACCAGAACCACCCGATGTACTTAGTGTAATAACTGCGTGAGTATAACCTGAACCAGGAGCTGTTATCACGATACCTGTAATAACACCCGATGTACGAGTGCAAGTAGCAGTAGCACCTGTACCATCACCTGTAATAGTAATTGTAGGATCACCTGTATAACCTGTACCACCCGCTGTAATCTTTAAATTATAGATTGCACCATCAATAGCAGCTGATTGAACATTCCATTGAGCTGTTAAAGCTGCATCTGTTCCTGCCGCTGGAGCTGACTTAATATGTCTAACTGGGATGAAAGACGAAGTCAAGAATTTTGTTATATCGGCTGCAGGGATACTATACATATATTTCCATACGTAACCATCTGCACCTGTAACATGAACACCTGAAGTTTGTGTACCTATTACATCAGGGTTAACTGAACTTGTTCCTGCTCCTGCCTTTAAACACAAATAAATATTATTGTTTTCAGAAATAACAAAATACTTTTTGCTTTCAAGGTTACTGTCTTGGTCATCATATTCAATGTATGTTGTACCAGATACCCATAAGTTTCTTGTTGCACTGTGGATAATATCTGTTGCATCTACTTTCTTCATGGCGAACATGTTTTCCCATAAAGTTGATGATGCGTAATCGTTCTCATATGGTACTGTTGGAGAAGTGTCGTCTGCCCAAGCATTCGGCCTTCCCAGTGCCATATAGAATTGGTTAGCTGCTAGACTAGATACGAACTTATTCGTTGTGTCCAATCTAAATTTACTTGTAATTATTGCTGACATATTACTTCCTCTGTTTTAATGTTATGGAGTATATACATATAGAGATGATCTATTATTACTTGGATTAAAATCACCACCACTCACTCCGAATTGTGTTCTTATATTGTTATTTATACTATCTTGTATAGTGTAATGAGCTAAATCTGAGTTCGGACCTAAATATCTGAACTTCATATTCTCCCAATGATTATGCATACCTATCTTCTTCTTCTCTGAACTTCCATTTGGAAAGTGTGTCCAAGTTTTCTCTACATAACTTCCAACTTCATGGAATGAAACTGGACCAATCTGAAGCTGTGCTACATTTATATTTATCAGACCAGCAGCATTTAGCCAGCCAGGCTGCACTTCGTTATTCATTGAAGCTAACAGCTGAATGAATATGGATACTTCACCAAAGAATATAAATCCTGCAGGGTGAATCAATCTTGTGAATGCATTCTTCCAATCTGCAATATTCTTACCAGTCTTAAGAACATATGAAAACTTTTGGTAATAATAAGAGTCTTGTAAGAATTTTTTATCTGATAAGAAACCATTTGTTGATGTGAACAAACCCTTAGGATATGTCTTGACTACATCACCGTCTGCTAATGCAGTGGTGAATGTTAATCTATATTTTGTTGTACTTGATTCTGAATATACTTCCTCAGAGTAATGTGTGCCTGGGGTCTTATATACATCATTAACAAATATAATATCATCATCAAAAAAGGCTGAGTTAGATGCATCATTATTTCCACCAACAACCGTAGGTGTACCCGATATTGTAAATGTATTCCAAGGTGTATAGTTAGATTGATTAGCTATAACATCATCGGATTGATCTGACCAATCACCATCTGATGGTGTAAATAAATCTATATACGGAAAGTATGTTTCAACTTCATCATCATAGATCGTTCTAAAGAATGCTGTGATAGATTCAGGTGTACCTCTACTTCTATAAAATTCAATAAGATGTTTATAAAACATCCTTGGGTCTGTAGCAAAATCTCTTGGTATCGCAATACCGATTTCATTCTGAAGCTCTGTAAGTAATGATTCTTCTACTTCATCAATATCTCTTTGGATATCTATTGCGTTTAAATAAAATCCAGATTTATTTTGGCGTTCTAAATATAATGCATATACCTTAATGAACTCAATAAGATCAGGATATGAAGTAGCTACATGTTCTGGTATTAAGTCATTAACATAAGATGATATATTATATTTACCAAGGGTGGACATTAGCAGCTCTCAGTAGTTGTGTAATCAATACCAGCAGTTGTACCGCCAGTAGCCATCGTATCTATCTCACCAGTAATTGTTGCACCTGATGTATCAATAGTTAGTAATTCATTTCTCATAGGTTTAATATCATTCGATGCTGGATTAGCCTTGACATCAATTGTAGTAGATCCAGTAGGAAGTGCAGTTGGATTAAAGCCATTTAGTGTAACAGTTCCAGTAGTTTCATTAACACTACCAACATTTGTATTATATATTATTCCAGAAGTATCAACTATTTGAACAATTCTTGTCTCAGTAGATGTATCATAGTAATCTTTTAACATACATTGTACACCAGAGAATGTAAACATACTTGATGTTACATAAGAACCAAGAGTTGATGTAGTACCATCTAAGCTATCTAATTTTTGATTAAACTTAAGTGTATAAGTAGTTGCTACACCAAGTACTGGAATAATCTTCTTCGTCATTCGGATACGAGTGATGTTAGATAGTATAGCAATATTAGTATCGTCAATTTTCTTTCCAACATTTGATGATCTAAATACTCCACCAAAACTCTTTAAGGTATCAGTGTTATAGGTAATGAGTGTACTCCTTACTGCTGTTGCCAAACTAGCTGCAGTTACTGAAGCAAGGTTTGGATTAAATTTAAAGAAAACCTCTAAATTAATAAATGTATACTCAGGGTCAAGAAGAACTGGAGTGATACTTACCACATTTTTAGGTTTAAGAATGTTTGTAATGATTGTTGTCTTCTGTGCTGTAGTTAATACATCAGCTGACAAAGGTTTGATACTGATATATACCTTACCATAATCAGGTACGACATGATCTTCACCACCCCATACTGATACAGCTTCGATATCAGCGAATTCGTTTTTAAGTATAGCTTTATAATCATCAGGTGTGACAGCTCTGTTTTGGGATACATGAGCAAGAGGAGCATTAAACTTAACTGCTTCTTTAGATTCTCTTGCAGCACCACCCGTAGCTTTAGTCACAAGTGTGATTGTCTCATCAGTATTACCATTAAGTGTTCCAGACATAGTAAACACTGTAGCACCATTTACATTAGCTCCAGTAGGTATATGTGAATATTCTATTAGAATAGAATTACCATTGCCTGGTCTCTTACCAATAATGTTATCACCAAATTTTATTTCATAATGGCCATCTCTTCCTTCCTCTAAGAAAAACACTTCAGATATACCAGTTAGATTTACAATATTTTTATTAAGAGTATATACTTTTGCAGCATTTGTTGAGTCTGAATCTGTAACTGTTACCTTAATTGATTTTGAATTCACATTTGTCATAGGAATTACATATGATTCAAATGCATTGTTTTGATATTTGTATGTTATACTGGTTAATACACCTTGTTCAATTGCAATATTATTAAAATTCCAACCAGTACTTGCATCAAATACAATATTTTGTGTAGTTGAATTAAACATTGGATATGTAACACCATTAATTATTGTTTGGAATGTAGTACCTCTTGGCATTGATAAAGGTAATGGGGAATTAGCAGCATCATGGTTGAACAAAGGAGTTGATGAAGCATTATAATTCATTTTAACATTTACATAAGCAACCGAAGGTGCTATAGATCTTGGAGTATATCCTAATAGTTTAGCATGTGATACAACTGAAGTACGTAGCTGGGCCGTATCAAGGAATGTTTCGTTCAACGCGAAGTTAGCATTCATAGAGTTGATGTGAGTTATATATGCTAACACATCAATAATGGTTGACATAGCTGAGCCATCATAGTTATAATCATTAAAGGTTGTATCAGTTGCCTTCATGTATGAAACTAGATTAAGTTTGATTTGGTCGAAGTCTAATTGACTTGCATTAATTCTTCTTTCAATTGCCATTATCGTATTCTCTCTATTGTTGTAGAGATATCTATTATCTCATTGGTTGATTTAACTCTGCCTGTTACTGTAATATTTACCATGTTTTCATCAGGCTTAGCATTAATATTAGTATTAAGTACGTCTATTCTTGGTTCGTAATTCTTTAAAGCAACATTAATGGATGTTCCCATATTTGATGCTGTTAGTTGATCCATGTTCTCAAATAAATATGCTCTTAAGTTTGCACCAAAGTTAAAATCAAATGGACGTTCACCATGATTGGTGCGTAGAATGTTAAGACAGCTTTGTATTACAGCTGCATTGTTCTTCTTTATTCCAATGTCATTTGTATTAGGATTTTGCTTAAAAGTAAAATCTAAATCTTTGTATGTTTCTTGTATTGCGATCTCTGCCATATAATCTATTTATACCTAAGGGTTAGCTGGTCCGCCAGTATTTGGCCCAGAATTATCACCACCATCACCAGCATGTTGATGAGTGTCTAATATTAGAGTTTCACTTGTAGTAGTTGTACCAAATACTTTGAGCTTACCTTTGATCTCAACATCGGTACTATCTAATGTGATCTTACTAGCAGCATTATCAAAGTCAATACTGAGTAATGTTACATTGTCTTCATCAACTCCACGTAATGATGTTGCTCCTTGAACACTTGCTGTTAGATTACCAGTAACATCCATATCAACATTACCAATAACATCCATATCAACATTGCCAGCAACATCAATGTCTGCGTCTTTTTTAATATCTAGTTTAGCATTACTTAATACTGTCATGTTAACATCACCATCGACAAGACCTGTTAACGTACCTTCTAAATGCAAATCAACATTTCCGAATGAAGATGTTAATGATGTGTAACCTGGGTATGTCCAAAGATCACCTACTAGTTTTAATTTATCAATATCAAATTCTATTAAATTATTTACAGGAGCAGCAACACCACCTACATCCCTCTGCTCACCATTAATATCAACTGCGTATAGAGCACCGAGCTGTTCTATCGCATGCCAATTCTCATTTGCAAATGCGTAATCAATTTGACCTAATATGGTTGTGCTCACATCCATTAAAAAGTAGATATTAGTACCATCTATAATATCATCTCCAAGCTCCTGGACAGAAATTGAAGCACTCCCTAAATCACCCTCAGCATTTGATGTCAACGCTACTGAGTAGTACAGGCTTTTCTGAACACCATTGCTTTCACTTAATGCAAGATGATCTCTGGTTTGTGAATAATTATTACCAATGCCAACCCATGCAGCTGATGCCGGTATTTCCTTAACCTGTCGCATGCCTCTATGGTCCATAGTCCATCTAGTATCACCATCAATATTTTTTATGATAGGAAACCATGTTGCTATAGCTTCATTCTTAGTAAGACCACCTAAATTCTTTGTGTTATGTGTGGCAATTGTGCCATCCTCGTTATATATTACATGAGCAAGTTTATTATTTTTACCTACCTGCATATCAATGTTGCCTCTTACTTCACCATCAATATCTCCTTTGACTAATAAGTCTGCATTGCCATCAACTATACTATACATATTACCAGCGACTTGCGTAGTAAGATCTTTAGCTACAGCGATATTAGCATCACCACTTATATAGACTTTGACATTACCTTTGATTTCAACAGTGTCTTGACCTACTATCAATGTATAATTATCTCTTACAATTCTTTCTATCTTTGAACCATTAGGTTGTATCTCATATTGAGTACCACTCTTATGTCTTTCCATAATACGTTCAGCACCAGGAGTATCATCATATTCTTTAACATGACCACTCTCTGTTTCCATAACATTATTGGTTGGATAGATTGGTGCATATCCACTAGCTGGTTCATATGCTCCTTTAGGATCAGCTGCATTTGGATCTGTTTCACCTCTTACTCTTACATTGTTATCGTGTAGCCCAGCAGTCTTTGTAGGTAGAGTTCCCATAACCACAAACTCTTGCATCATAGGATCTTCGAAGAAACCAAACACTAGTGTTCCATTCACTTTGATATCACCAGCTGATGGCGTTGTAGAAAGACTAACGTGTCTAATAACTTTTCCAGCTGCACCTGTTATTTGTTCATCTAATAAATCACCATCTTTCCATAAAACTTCTGCAATTAAATTTACTGATTGACCTATACCGCTTATAGCAGGAACCGATGCTGGCATTGAAACATTTGACCAGCCAAGATCATTTGTAGATATATTGTCATGAACGTGATACACATTTACTTTAGCTCTTCCAAGCTTTAAAGGATCTAATATATCTTTTACTATTCCGTAATACATTATGCGTACTCTCTTATTAATGTCATATGTTGTTTATACTCATAGTTTTTACCGTTAAATGTCATGATATGATTGATATCAGAAATTATATAAATTCCATCTGAGATTGATGCACTATTTTCTTGCCCACCTAATTCAATGTTTACTGACATACCACATCCAATTGTAGGTATTGCTGATAAATCCCTAACACTCAATCTTGTATGATGTATTCGTGCCATTTGGTTTACTGACATGCTGCTTTCAGGATCATTAACTGTAGCAAATAAATTCTTCTCAGTATTATACAAATTATTAGATGATTTATATACAGTCTGCACGTGCGCTGAAGCTTCAAGTGCTTGATTTTTTACAACAGTGGTTTCATCTAGACTCACTGAATGAATTTTGTTTCCGAATTCTCCATCAACAATTTTATCAGTAAAGTTTCTTTTATATTCTAGAACAGTAAACTTATTTGATGTTCCTATAGTATCTATGTTATCTCCTGGTGCTTCACTACTTTCATTACTTATTATCTCACCTCTTATCGCAAATTCTTCCCTCGGTCCTTTCATAAATTTGTTACCAGCCATATGCTTTAAAGAACCCATTCGTGTTTTTCCACCATCAACAACTCTTTGGTATATATAAAATCCAGTGCTATGAATATCCATAGCGCCATCCACCACATTTTCTAAAGCATCACGTGCAGAAATATTTGGTACAATATATTTACCTGTAGTAATTGCCTTGCTATCTACATATAAATACGGTCCAACATCTGCTAGTGCTTCCTCAAAGATTCCAGCAGCAATTTCGTGACTTGCTCCTGAAAACGCTGCATTGATTGGAACTAATTTTAGTCCTTGTTCTACAAGTGTTATTAAATGTATATTATATTCTTTATTAGATTTGTTTATCATCATATTACTGATACCATCAGCCTGGAAGAAATATGTAACTTCTATATCCATATAAGTAAAAGTAAGTGTGATAGGTACTAGTGTGTCTTTGGCGCCAATAACTTTATCAAAGAAGTTATCGCCATCAATAACATGA